CAGCAAGTAAGCAATGTGATGTTTTATTTATTGGAATTTTTTCAGATAGAGTAATAAAAGATTATAAAGGGCATTTTCCTGTTATGAATTATTTGGATAGATATTCAATTATTGCTAATTTATCATTACATTCAAGAATTATTCCATTTGGTATGAATCATAGAAGTAAAGTCAGTCTTTCTGAGTATCATAAAGTATTTGTATCTGATAAGTTACAAGAATATGCTATAATTCCTGATGATTATGAGGGAGAGATAGTACAGTTACCTTATGATAAATCAATATCTACAACAAAAATAAAGGAGAGAATTAAAAATGAATCCTAGAGTACCTTTTATTTGGAAAAGACCACATCATCTATATCATGGTTTTGCTATAGTAGGTTATGGTGTATTTATGTGGTGGTTATCTATTGATAATTGGATGGATTGCTCAATTGGAGTATGGCAAATATTTATCGGTATTGGCATATTTATAGTAGTAGACGATATTATTGAGCATTCTATTACTAGTAGCACTCCATTAAGACTTTTATTTGATAGAATAATATACCCATTTTTATTGAGGTTTCACCATGATTAAAAAACATTATATATTTACAGCTTTAGATGCAGGAATGATGGATAAAGTCGGAAAGCAACAAAAGAGTCAATTTACAGATAAAGATTTTAATTACCAAACTATAGTTTTTAAACCTTGGGGCTTTGAATATTTATTTATGAAGAGTAAAGAATGTTGTGGTTGGATGCTTCATATTGTAAAAGGGTCAGGTACATCAGTTCATTGTCATGTAAAAAAGAAAACTACTGTAATGGTAATTAGTGGTAATTTATTGTTAACTACATTTTATGAGAGGCAATTTTATAAACCAGGTGAAATAGTGTTAATTGATGAAAAAGTATTTCATGCTATGGGAGCACCACTTGGCAATGTCCGAGTTATAGAACTTGAATGCCCTTCTGACAAAACAGATGCGATAAGAGGGATTGACTTTTGGAGTCGAAATGGAAAACCATATGAGAGTAAATGTAAAGTGATAAAAAATGTATAGTACAACAAGTCAAGTATTATGTCAACACAATATTAATGGTGGGCTTTTAATTTGTGTAATTATTAATTTTTTATGTATAAGTTATCTATTTTATAAAATAACAGCAATCCTTCGTGAATAAGGAACTTAGAGGGATTAGGGAAAGAGGTAAAATCTAAAATATGAGAGTAAATGTAGGTGGATAAAAAATGAATAAAAGAACTAAGATAGGAATATTTGTAGCAGCTATAATAACTTTTCTAATATTAACAGTTTTGGTAGGTGGAGAAGTAGATACAGGAATAAATTATGGGTATGGTTATGGATATGGATACAGATTTTGAATTTTTCTTTAAATGGGTTGGTAGAGGTACCTTAATCGCCTATGGTGTATTATTTTATTTATTATGGGTATTAGCTTACATCAATCCAGGTCATAAGGTTTTAGTAACTGTTGATTCATTGGGGGAGGCAAATTTGGAGTTATTTATTATACCATTATTCTTAGTTATAGGAATTTGGAGTGCGTTAAAAAAATGATAGTACATATAACAATATTGAATTGAGGAGGAAAAGTACACTATCTATATAATCAAGCGTTTTTATTAAGTTTAAAAATTAATCCTCCGGCATTGAGACAAAAGAAGGGAAAGGAAAAGAGGTAAAACCTTCTCCCTTCTCAGTCTCATTAATCTAATTAATGTTTTCTTTAATTAAATAATTTTAATTAAATCTTTTCTTATTTTTCTTTAATTAGAATTTTATATGCAAAATATAAAAAATAACTAGCAGCCGTTAAAGTTAGTCCAAATAAGGCTGCCGAAATAACAATAGTTATATAGTTCATACTAATGACCATTCTATTTCTTCTTTGGTAATTTTTCTTAATATCAAGTTAATGATTGCGAGTAACGCAATTTCTCCTTCAATAGTTAAAATAAGACCAAATTCACTTCTGGCAATAATAGACCCAATAGCTATAAGGTTAACCCAGAAAGTTTTTGATTTATACCATTTTTTCATTTTAATTCTCCCTTTATATCACTTGAAATATAGTCATTAAAGCCATTGTCGCACCAAAGAACCACATTAACAATTTAGTCTTAAGTTTTACTAAATTGATGTCACCACGAAGTTCCATTATTTCTTTTATAATCCAAAGATTCATATCTTTGTTTGGGATACGAAGTGATGAGTTTCCGTTTTGTTTTTTGAAATCTTCAGCCAACTTTCTTATTTCACACTTTATGATTTCATTTAGTTTTTCTGTTTTTGTCATCTTTACCCACATTAGTTATTTCTTTAGTTTTTTTCTTTACTGTTTTCTTTTGTTCTTGCATTAATGCATTTTGAATCTTGATGCGTAATGTTGCTAATTTATAACCTATGATAGGTTTTACTTCTACTTTTCCTAATACAATATCAAGTGCTTGTATTTCTTCATTATTTATTTCTATAGATACCATCTTTTTTACACCTTTAACCTTAAGCACAAGTCATTAATTTTCTTGTATTACCTGCCGCATCTTTAATAGTAATAAAACCATCGAATGCCTCTGCACCTTTTGCAGCATATGTGCCGAATCTTATATTCCCACTTCCATTTGGCAATAGTTGTAAGTCGCCATTTGATAAAGTTGTTTCTATTGTTGGGATTCCACCGTTATACCAAAACTTCATTACATTTTGTGTATCATGTGAATGAATTGTTACAGCGTCACCATTACCATGTATTAACTCTAAATTGCCACCAGTTCCTTTAAGTACTATATGAGCTTGGTCAGCGCCATCTGTGTCATTTGCACTAAGTTTAAGGCGTTTATCACTTGCCTGACCACCATATAATTCTGAAGTAACACCATTTACTGTAAATTTAAAAAACCAAGCATTACTGTTATTTCCAAATTTAACTGTGTCATTAGCAAATTCACCGTAAATTAGTGGATATTCTGAATTATTATTATTTATGTATAAAGTATTATTTGTTGCTGCATTAAGACCGGCTTCTTTACCAATAAGGACACACCCAGTCAATGTTGGCTCTGATGATTGCCCTGCACCTTGTCCTATAAAAGTATTATTATCTCCAGTAGTTAGTGCATTTCCAGCATCATGACCAATAAGAGTATTATTAACTCCGCCATTAATCGAATCTCCAGCTCCATGACCAATGTAAGTTTCATCATCATCAATCATTATTGCACGGTCTTCATCAAATTCAATGTCATTGTTGCCACCAAATTTGAATACCGGATTTGTATTAGGACATGTACCATATATTGTAAAGTCAGTACATGCACTATGTTGTATATAAGTGACCATATTATTCCATTCAGTAAAGGTAATACAGTCAGTTGCAGTCTGTGTATCATACCAAGTGATATTAACACCCCCTATTTAAAATTTTTATTTTCATATAATATTCCTCTAAATATATTTAATCATTTTCTCATTTCACTTTTTCTAATGTCATATTCCATGCATAGGTATTGATTGCACCTATAACCGTATTATAGTGGAAAGTTTTTATAATGTAAACACCGTCCATACAATCACCTAATCCTGAAATGGTAACTTCTTCATTATTATCAGCCATTTCAATCATGAATCTCATTTTGTTTGTAAATCCCATATTAAAGTATAATGAAAAGTAAGCTCCACCTTCAAATGCTATGCCACAAAGTTCTGTATCACATTCAGCAGTTTCAAATCCTCGTAGTACTAATGGCTGAGTTACTATCCCATTATCGTTAACATCATAATTTCCTGACCAGAAAGATTTTCGGTCTATATCTTTGGAGATTTTATTATCCTCTCCTCCCCAAATGGGAGCAGTTAAATAAACAGAATATGATTCTCCTTCTACTAAAAAGGTATCACAATTGTCACATTCTGAATAAGATACTCTTATTTCAACTTTTGCAATATCATCTGATGATGAGTGTGCTATAGATTCATGATAACATTTTAAATTAATTACATCATCCCAAGACCAGCGCTTTGGAGCATTAGTATCAGATGTTATATCATACCAATCTGACCACGAAGCAGCTGTTTTAGTCCATTGTTTAAGATGGTTATCTCCTTCACCATCAGCAAATATTGGTCTTAGTTGGGTTTTATTATTAGTTTTATTACCTATACCTGCTTTTCCATACATTCGCAATTCGACTTTATATATTCTGCCACCTGCTGCAACTGTACATGTGTTAGAGTCTAAAGTTAATATTGACTTACTACTAGCTATGGCAAAATTACTCAAATTATTATCTACCATTTTACCTGGATAAGTCCATCCACTATTATCTTTATAACTATTAAAATAATATGTAATCGTTGGCATTATGCATACTCCAGTTCTAATATCCAGTCCATTCTTAATGGTTGGTCGCTTATTTTTTTCCAGCCAAAACTTATTATTCTAAATACACTATCAAATTCACTACTACCTAAGTCGGCTGTTGTAATCTCGTTTCCAGCCTCACCCATATTCTTAACACACTCTATTTTAGTACAAGCATCATTTCCATACTGAGTTCCAGTTAAAACCATCGTACGTTTGCTTCTAGTTAATCCGTATACTGCTCGATTCCCACTCCAGAAATTAAGCATTTTTATGTTTTGCTGGTGGTCAACTGATATTTGTTTAGGTTTATTTAGAGTACAAGTTATTTCTTCATCGTAATTAATTTTTGCATAACATTGTGTAGTTCTGATTTGTGGATTAATACCAGCTTCAGTATAATAAACTACCACATATACTTGTGTGCATCTTATTGCGTGTGCAAAATCATCAAATTGAATTCCAGCTTGAAGTGCATCAATATCGGCCCAAGTCCATGCAACTGCTGTGTTTGGATTTGTTGTCCAAGTTTTTGAATATAATGTCCAATCATGTGCCACTGTAAACGCACTACTCGTATAATTTAAACCACCAGTTCTTATACGTATTTTTGCAAAGTCAGTACCTGCTCCGGGTAAGTCATATTTCATTTTTGCAAAAACCACTATTTTTGTTATTGTTCCAGTTTCAGTTGTGTGGTCTTCTAAATTATAAACATCATATTTTACTCCACCGCCTGATGTTCTATATACTTGTGTAGTGGCATCATCTGCTACAGTTTCATCGACACATTCATAATTAGAAGTACAACCACTTTTATCTAATTGTGTATGTGTACCTGCTGCATTAGGTCTTATGGTTAAAGTTTTAGAGATTCCAGTTATTGTAGGACTACTGCATTCTACTCCTATCTCAAGATTATCTATGTCGCTCCAAGTCCACGCTGCGGTAGTTCTTGGATTTGTAGTCCACACTTTATTATATGTCGCATATGTATCAGCAAGTAAATTTATATCATTTGATTTATAAATATTTGAACATGCATTATCTGTAAGTATTATTTTATATACCCCATCTGGTGATTGTGGATATGAATGTGATTTGGCTCTTGCATAAATTTGTACATAATTTATAGTACCTGTTTCTGTAGTGTGGTCTGGTAATTCATATAAATCATAATTTAAATCTGTTGCTGAACTATATACATAAGTTGAATCTTCATCAGGATTTAGCCGAAGGTCATCAACACACTCGCAATTTTTAGCATCTCCTTCTGGTGTCAAATCTATATTACAACCATCATCATTTGGGTAAAGATAGAGATTTTTTCCTACCTGTATTTGATTAATAGTAAAAGTTCCCATATTTATAACCTAAACGGAATATCTACCCACACATCTTCCCATTGTGGGTCATTCGAATGCATTAAATGTGTACATGAATTACAATTAACCTCAATTTTTAAATACAGTCTTTCATTATCAGTAATCTTTTGTTCTTCCCATACGTCTATTGAAAACCAATAAACTACTTCATCACCAATACTTAATCCAGCATCCCAAGCAAGAGTATCATTAACAGTTATCCATCCAGTAGTAGCAAGTTCTGTTTCAGTTGTGTCCTCATGTACTTTGCAGACGGTAACCCTGAAATCGGTAACAGTAGATGTGCAACCACTTGCAGCCAATACTATGTTACCTGTAATCGTTCCTTCTATATAATAAGTCTTTTTAATATGGTCGGGATATAAAAATTTATGAGTATTAGATGCTTCCGATGAATCTAAAGTAGAACAACCATCACTAATATATTCTCTATGGAGTAAATTCTTTTCATTTGAGAAAGCACCAAAACTTTCCCACCAGTCATTAGTATAGAATCCATAAAATACTATGTGCTCTCTTTGGTCATCTAATCCCATTCTAATCCTTCCTTTTTCTTATCCAATACTCATCTGGAACTTTGTATTGTTTAAGTTTTGCTAATTTCTCAGCCGTAACTTTTTTATTTTTTCTTTTTTCTTTGTAACCACAGTATTTGCATCTTGAAGCATAGTGTTGTAATTTTTTACATTTAGGACACATATACGCCATATTATAACCTCTTTGCTATCCAGCGTAATATTACAAATTTAGAGCCATCTGCATACATACCTAAAATTTTGTCTTTAGGACCTATTTCAATTATATCTCCATCATTTATTGTAATTACGTCTTCCTCATAACTTACCATAATATTACCTCAATCTATAGCGTGTTTTTCCTTTTTTGTCCAATATGTAAGAATTTGCAGCCGAAGATAGTACAGCACCAATTTTTTCAACATCATCTATATCTGAAATTTGGTCAACCTCAATAGTTACATGTTCTATAATAATGTCGCCACCAGTCTTTTTTCCAGCAGGTACTATTGCTTCTCCTTTATGTACCATTGCCATTCCAGTTTCATGAACATATTCTGCACCTCTCTGGAAAAATTGTCCTGCGATTATCCTACCGAGACCAGTTTTTGCAAGTGTTGTTTCTCTTAATGGTTCTGGTATTTCTTCTATAGTTGGTGGAGTAGATGATTTTTTCTTTTTACCCCACACTTTTTGTGTTAGTTCGTCAATATCATCTATAAGTTCAATTACATTATCCCGTAATTCTTGAATATCAATATTTATAAAGTCGAAAGCTGAAGTTAAATCTTTATCTTCTAGTATCTTTTTTAAAGTATCAGATAACTCTTGTTCTTTTGTAGTTATTTTATTAATAGTATTATCCCATTGTATCTCTCTCTCCTTTAATAAATTACGCTCATAATTAATTGTATTATTTAAATCTGCAACTTGTTGGTCATATGAATACTTTAATTGATACTGAGATTCTTGTAAGTCTCTAACATAATTATCTAATAAAGCTTTTTTCTCAAGGTAATTAGTATACATTTCCTTTGTGGTTTTCTCAGTTTCTTTTAAATTCTTAAGCCTAAGTTTAGCCTGTGCTATTTGAAGGGCTTTCATTTTCTTTTCTTCAGCTCTAGTTAAACCTCTTCGCCTTATCATACCAACTAATTGTAATTCTAACATTTGAATTTGTAATTTTCTTAATTCTATATTCATCAATGTAGTTTCTTGTCTGGCAGATTTTGTTGCTGCTTCATGCTCTCTAACAATTCTTACAGCCTCTTGTTGCTTTTTGTTTAAGACTTTAAACTGATAATTTTGGTCAGCTAATCCAGAAGATATATCATGTGTTACATCTGCTAATTCTTGGTCTGCAAGTAATAATTGCATTTGATAATTAAGTGTACCTTTAATTCCACCCTCTATTTCTTTTCTGGCTTCAAATCTTTCTTGAAATCCGCCCCAACCAAATTTTATAGGTTTTTCTAAATGCTCTCTTAATCTTTCAATATCAAATTCAATTTCTTCTAACGTTAATTTTAATGATTCTAAATTTCTAATACCGCCAAGAATAGACTCACCAAAAGCTCTGTTAAAATTATCTGTTAGTTGTTGTGATATTGTAGTGCATTCAAGTAGTTGCTCTTTTAAGTCATCATATTCTTCGCCCCTGCGTATTCTTATGGTTATTTGTTCTCCAAGATTCCCCATTTCTTTTTGAATTGCTAAGTAGCTTTTCATTATGTCTACATCAGATTGTTCAATTAAAGTATACTTGGCACCATATTTTCCACCCCTTTTAATGCCTAAATATTTTTCTTCTAAAGCAGTAACTCTTTTAAGTTTGTCTTGGTACTTGTCCCATTTTTCTGCCGTAAAAATAGGACCAATAATAGGTATAAAAGATTTCCAATTTGCAACAATATCTGTAATTCCTTTTTGTATTCCTAATGCAAGTTCATCCCAAGCAGCACCTACCTCCCTTTGTGTCTTTTCCCAATCTTGAGTAATTACATTAGAAGCAAACTGTGATGTATTTTTAATTCTATTAAAAGCTTCTTCAGTTCTTTCTGCAGAAACTTGAAGTTTCTCCATATCATCTAATAAACCTTCCATTCCTTCTTCGCCAGCAAGTACCATTGCAACTCTTAAAGACCTAATATTTGGAATAAGCTCATTAAGAACTATTTTTCCGTATTGTTTAGTCTTTTCCTGCATATCACTGAATACACCTGTAATTCCTTTTATACGAAGTGCAAGACCGCTCATCTCTACTCCATACTTTCTTGCAGCTTTTGCAGCACCCTCTGATGGATTAATAATATTCTGTAATGCCATTGCTAAACCACGAGACGCCATATCAAGATGAAGACCGTGCCTTGTAGCCGTTGATAATGCAGCCATTAATTCTTCAAACTCAATACCAGCTTGAGCAGCAATTGGAACAACATATCCAAGAGCTGATTCTAAATCTGCAAATTGAAACTTACCTCTGACCACTGACTGAAATAGGGTATCTGAAACTTTTGTAGCTTCATATACTGACATTCCATAAGTATTAAGAACAGTTGTAAAAATATCAACGGAAGTTCTTACGTCTGACAATCCTGCAATAGAAGCCTTAGTAGCAGTGTTTAGTAAATTGATAGAATCTTTAGCATCAAATGCAGCAGACATAATATCATAAAGACCTTTAGTTAAATCACTTGTGGCTTGACCGGTCGTTAATGCTAAATTTACTATTCCGCTTTTCATAGATTGTAATGCTGGTTCAAAATCTCCAGTCATAATCGTAGAAACTTCAGCCAATCTTGTTTCAAACTCTCTAAACTTCGTTATACTTTCTTTAATATAATCAACTACTTTTTGTTGAGCTCCCATTACTTGATTTAAAATTAAGTTATACCCCACAAATCTTAATGCAAGATTTTTTATTGCAGAGCTGTGTTTTATAGCCCCTGCTACTCCTTTTCTATTCATATCTTGTACAGAATAATTGATAGCATTTATACTACCATTAATTTGTTGAAGTTCCCCAAGCATTTGTTTAGCATTTGTAAACATCTGAAGTTCTATTTTACTCTTTGCCATGTTAATTCCTTGGTCTCTGTTTTTTTCTTTTTTCAATCATATCTTTTGATGATTGAGGTAAACCTTTTTCTATATAGGGTTTTCCACTTTCAATTCTTCTCTTTTTTTGTAGCGTTGCAAGAATACTCCTGAATCTCCAATAGTTCATAGAGAGTATTTCGTTAAGTCCACCTTTTTCAAGATACAATATATTAATTGATTCTTGAAATGCTTTTAATTCTTCTTCCCAGTAGATTTTGACTTTCTGCATTTTTGGGTCTTTCGACCCTTGCGAAAATTTTCGACATAGTAGATATTTTCTTTTCCAGCTTCATACACTGCATTAAATAATTGTGTTAATGTAATAGGGTGCTTTAAAAAATTTTTTAGTTCCTCAAAATCACAATTTGGGTCAAGTTCAAGCATAGTCTCATATATTATATAATATTTAAATTTCTTGCTGGCTTCTTCTTCACTCCATTTTTCTCTTTTTTGGTCAGCGGCAAGTCGAGCTAATGCTTTTTCATGTTTTTCTATAGTCCAAGCTGGCATATTGAAAGGTTCACCATTATTTACACATTTTACGGTATATTTCATATTTTTACCTCTTTATATTTTTTATATTTTTTCTACAGTATACTTGTTATTTACCGGTATAGTGTAGAAATAAATAAGAAGGGAAAGATTAATTTCCCTATGCTGGTACTGAAGACACGATGTCAGTACAACTTGAAGGTTTGCAAGTAAATCCGGGTGAGTTCATTAAACCTTCACCACTAAGATTTTCATCTACACTAGAACTCTTCCATTCACAATTTGGTAGTGTAATTCTAGGACAACCTGAGCTTCCTAAATCTACTTGTAAATCAAAAGAGGTGTTTGCAAGAACTTCAGTTATATGCTGAGCTCCACCACCATCAAGTGTTATGTCAACAGAACCTTCTACATCCATTTCGCCTTCAATCAAATATGATTTATAAAGCGAATCATGGTCAGTATATCCTGTAAGTTTGTGTGATACTGTAATTTCAATGCTGTTAGTACAAAAGGCTATATGGTCTGTATTAACTACATGTCCACCGGTTTTTGTAATTTCTCCTGCAATATTAAATGCAAGATAATCTCCAGTTAAAGGTGATGGTCTTGTATCTGATTTATCAATAGTTGTTACAATTGATTTAGCTTCAAAATCTATTACAACAAGATATTCAGTATTCTTAGAGCCAGTGATTCTTACAGTTGAAGGTTTTAAACCAACAATATAATACTGACTAACATTATCTGAATCATCTTCTTCTTTATTTGTTTGAGTAAATAAAGTAAGAGATTGAAGTGTACATTCTGAAGACCTATTAATAGCATCGAATATTAAAGTGTCATCACATTGAGGAATATACTCTAAGTGAACTTTAGGTTCATATGTCTGCTTTAACAAGTGACATGCTAATGGTGACCCTATATCTCTTAGTACTTTATGTCTGTCTCCGGTATCAATTCTTAAATTTTGGATTTTACATGATATTGGTAAAGTTGTAGAGCTTTCGCCACTACCATATGATTCTTCTACCCAATACCAAGCCTCCCCTTGAAAAGGTAAACCTAAACGGTTTAAAGTCATTTTTTATCCTCCTGTAAATAAATTTGTTTTACTATTTACATAGTATAGTTGATGCAAATTTTTTGGAATAGCAACCACATATGCATCATTTATATGGTGCCAATCTACTTCCTTTGTGATATTAAACGAATTATTTTATTTTTCCATATAATAATTAACAAAGGTCGTAATATAGACAATATAAAGTAGCTAAATAATGAAAGTATATTTGTCTTCCGTCAGTTTCTTTTTCCAATCCATCATCTTCTATATTCATGAAATCAATACCTGAAGTTGTAGATTGATTACTTCTAACTTTGTCGTGTAATTCATCTTTGATTTTTTTAGCAAATTCTGTCCTATCTATATTATCTAAATCTGTGAAATAGATGTGTACTTCTATGAATGTTTCCATTTTCCTTGTAGCAGCACCTATATCTTGTGGCTCATAAGTGGTGCCACCTTCAGGAATATACATTACAATGTATGGGAAGTTTGGTTCATCTTCAGATTTAATTTCTTCACTAAGATAGATAGGTATTTTTATATCTGAGTTATACTTATCCTTTATTACAAAACAATAATAAGGGTTAGCATCCTCATCATATTTTAATGAACCAAGGTTTTCTCTAAATGCTTTACGTGGGTCAAAGCTAGAGTAAGTCATATTCATTCTCCTGGAATCATTCCACTATCAATTATTGGTTTTGTTACTTTCTTTATTGCTCTTTGATATTGTTTCCACATTCTCGATTTGTCTTTTAATATTTCTATATCATATTTATTTGAATCTAAATCAGCTATTGTAGCTTTATCTAAAGCTTTGAAAGCTTGAATAGATTTATAAGCAGCAAGATATGCTACAGCCATTCTAAATTTTCTTTCGTTATATGTTTCCCATTCAGTATAATAGGATATTTTTACCCATTTTGCACTGCTTGGTATTGCCATACCATTTGTTTGCGTTATTGTAATTTTTCCACAACGGACCTCATTTACGGTTATTTTCAATTTGTGGCAATCTCCATCTTCATCTTTCCACCAGCCCCAAATATCTGTTCCACATGAGGATTCTCCCCATCCTTGAACTACTCCATCACCATCTTTATCTGCAATAGGCCCATGAGCTGTTTCAAAGACTGTATTACTACCATTAAACCATTCTCCTGTATCTGGATTACAATTTGGTATATCATCATGCCAAAATTCAAATACATCATCTAATGCTTCTTGATATGCTTCCCATATTTGAGCTGATATATCATGGTCACTAATAGATTTTTTTGAGGTTATGCCTGAGTATTTTCTAACATCATGTACTATATTCCATGGAAAGATATACAATTTATCATCAAATATGGCTCTATCTCCTTCAGCATCAGTAGTAATTACTTGAATATTATACTCTCCATATTTCATATCATTTGGGATTGCATATTTACCTTGAAAATAACTGTCTCCAGCACTTGTAGCCATAGAGGTTCCCCCAGCATTAACAAGACTACCACAAGAATCATAAATATACATAGTACAGTCTGATGGATAAACTATAGTATCAGTTCTATCAATAATTAATATTCTATGAACATAAGTTTCTCCTCTTGTATAAATTGACATTTAATCACTCTTCTTTAATTTTATATTTATATTTTTTACCATCCTTTTTTCTGTACTTATCTCTCTGTATTATACTTTTTAAAGGCATTTCTATACTGTTTGGAAATTTCATATTAAAGTGTAATGGAAAATAAGCTCCACCTTTAAATGCTATGCCACAAAGTATTGTATCACATCCAATAGTTTCAAATATTTATTAGTCATTCTCAGTTCTTTTTATGCAATAATCTTTATATTCATATTTTCCTTTATAAAGATTTAAAGCATTAAGATAAAATTTAAATCCAATTTCCAATTCTTTTATTGTTTTTTCTTTAACTTGTATTTTACCATTTCGTATTCTTGCTACAAATCCACCTTTTACTTTGATACCTGTAAGTTCTTCAAATGCATGAGCATAGGCGGCAAGTTGTAACCAATATTCAGGATATATGTCTTTTCCGGTTTTCCAATCACCTATGACAAGAGAACTCTTTTCGAATTTTGGCACTTTGATTCTTTTGTGGTTTATTGTTTGAGATGTTAAATATTCTAATGGAGTTTTATAGTATCCAATGAAGTCAGCAGTTCCTGCGTATCCGTATTTATTACTCCAAAGATTCTGTTCTAACGCTTCAGGTTTAAGTTTTGCAGCATCTCTGAATTTAGCAAATATTAACAGACCATCTTGTATTTCTTTTTCGTAAGTGCCAAGATTTATTGGTTTATTATATAATGTATTCTCTATTAATTTGTGAATATGAGTTCCGATGGCTTGTCTTGTTTCTAAGATTTTATTTGCTTTTGTATATCCTATTTTTCCCATCCAATTTCTTAGACTGTGTTTAGCTATTATGCCAAGTGTAGACGTAACTCGATAGTAAGATTTTCCATCTATTTTATATTCTTTTGGAGTGACAAATATTTGAGGTACTTGAATTTCCCATTTGCTCATGAGGATTCCTCAAATAATTGATACCATTCTCCGTGTTCAACTTTGAGTTTTATCTCCTTGCTGGACCATGGATATACTATTATCTCTTGTCCGGTAATTTTATTTATATATTTTTTTGTTATCATAAGCCTGCACCAAGATTCGAACTTGGATTCTCTGCTTACAGGGCAGACGTTCTTTCCTATTGAATTATGCAGGCAGTATAGTCTAAAGAAAAAAGAAAAGGGTTTAATCCCTAATCTTATTGAGCAGGGTTAACCACATGTCCAATAGCGTCAGTATCTAACTCGCCTATCGCGACATATGCCCATTGGTCGATTCTGTAAGAGTTACAGTTACTTTGGAAAAACTTGTAGGTTTTTGGTTTTTGTCCAAATACACAACCAACTGCACGTCTTGAATCAATAACTACAGCAACTACTTCACTTGCAGTATCAGTACAAGAGTTTGCACCACAATACTCAATTGCTTTTAGACCACCAATCTTTTTTATTCTACCATCTGAATCAAATGAGATGTCCCCCATCCAAGGCATAGGTGTTGGTGTTTGCATTCTCTTAAAGATTGCAGCAACAGTAGGTGAAACAATTATGTAGTCAGGGTTATATGGATTAGCTCCTTCTCTCATACTTGCTACAAGATTATGTATAGCATTGTAAAGTTCTAATAAAGCAGTATCAGTACAACAGCTTCCACTAATAGCAGGTGAGCATGAAAGTGCTGTGGTCAAGGTTTCAGTTGTTCCAGGTGTTGCTGTTTCTAACTGAGCGTAGATTTGAGCATCGAACCATTGAGCCCAACTGTTAGCCATTGATTTAAGATAACTGTCCATAAGCACTGAGCCTACATCCCATATATCTTTGTCACAGATTATAGCTTCTAAGTTATATTGTTTCAAGGTCAATGAATAAGTGCTAAATGATATTGAAGCACAGGAAGCACATTCACAAGCACCAAGGCTTGATGGGTCTCCAAAAGAGCCGAATGCACGTATTTGTACACCAAGACCGTCCCCAGGGTTGATAGCTAATCCTTTAACACAAATTTTTAAAAGGTCGGCTGTACAAACAAATGTTTCCCAAATAACTTTTGCGTAAACATCTGCCGGACTCCAATCTGAAACGTCATCGTCACAACCAGAGTCGGCGTTTGTGTTTCCAAATAATCCATCAAAACCACATTCTTTCCAAGTTTGGTTTTCATAGATTTGAAATCGGATTTTATCTAACTCATCCCTGTTATGCTCGTATTGAGAGCTGCTTTCAAAAGTATCATTTCTCTTTTTGTAGCTGTTATAGTAAAGTTGCATCTTATTTTGATTGCCTACATCATTGGCTACAATATCTTGAGTTTCAATTTTCTCCATTGGAGTAAGTTCGGGATAATTTTTGATAAGCTCATTTTTAATCTCTTCACGGATTTTGGCTTTATATTCTTCTTCAGCCTTTGCTTTAGCTTCCTCATCTTGCTTTTTTAAAGCTTCTGCAAGTGCTTTTTTCTCCCTTTTTTCTTTTTCCTTCTGGAGTTCTTCTAAAGACATGTCGTCATATTTTTTGGTCATTTTAATCCTCCAAATTGTTATCATTTTTCTTAAGCCAGGCTATAATTTCCTGTCTTTTATTTTCGATTTTTTCATCAAGTTTTTTTTCACTCGCTGAAATATCTTTTTGAGCCACATTTGAATTAGTATCTCTAATTCCACAACCGTCTTGGTCATTGCATCTACCTTCTAATACTGTAGATACGCAGACTGGTATTACGTTTGCGAGTACAGGAACTTTGTCTCCTTCCTTGAAGCCTTCCCTTTTATAGTCTGTTCCTTCAGGAAGTTCAGATGTTTCTTTATATTCTATTTTACCATAATATGTCACCGACACATTTGGTATTAGACCTGCCATCTCGCATAATTCTACAAAAGCTTTCCATGCTGGATATTCTTTTGTTTTTTCATATGGGATAAGTTCCATAGAGACACTTTTGTTATCTTCATTTAGAATTACATTTTTATGATAACCAATAAATTTGGTAATATCTGTTAAATTCATAAAGGTACCAGAATGAGTACCAGCATGATTTATATCATGTAAAGTATTTTCCCATAATTTATAACAAGTTTTCAATGTTGACATTGGGAAAAACCCACCATTCATAAATCTGTCACCAACAATAGCTATTATATTTCTGATACTAGTTTCTGTTTCTGCCTTTTCCATATTAATAGTAACTTTTACTTTTTCTCTATGCAAAGGTACAGAATCAGTAAATAGTTTATAGCCCATAGATTCCATATATTTGTTAAAAGATTCTCCATGCTTACTTCTCCAGATACCATAACATCTGGCAACCACTGCATCATGGTCCAATTCTGGCTTTTCTTTTTTAACGTAAGGAATACAACGTGCAATGAAATCTTTTTGGGATTCCCCAGGTTTTGGTGTTGGATTTCCTAATTTTTTTTCTTTAGTCATATAATCACTTCTTATTTAATATTTTTTTATGTCTTTTATTTTGAATATCTGGTGTGAATATTGTTTCCTCAAGACATTTTGCATACTTAGGAAGTTTCCCTTGTTGTTGATTTTTTCGTGTTTTAAGTCTTGAATCTTGCCACAAGTTGGGAATCCATTCATTAGGTGGTTTAACATAAGGTTTTAATATTTTTCTGAGTTCTTCAGGATGTTCTAGTAATTTATCTAGCGACCAAAAGAATGCATCTCTATATGCAGTATCTTTTGATACTATCCAAAGGAATGCTTGTCCATACCCAAGTACCATTCTTTTTTGGTAGTTTACTTTATTTAACTGTTCCCCAGTTAAGAGTAGTAGTGTATTTAAATTTTTTACAACCGGATTTTGACTATATTTTAAATCTTCAGATATCATATTCATATCTTTTTTGAGGAATTTGTACCCGGTTTTAAGAACCATTCTTAATATCTTTTTAGTTCTTTCGCCAAGAATTATATCAGCCATTACTTACCACAACTACAGGTTTTACAGTTATATTTAGTTTTTCTTGCTATGTTTTTCTTTATTGCTTCAGCTTTTTGTCTTTTAAATTCTGCCATAGTTTCTGAGTCTTCCATAAGCTTTTTAAATTCTGCTTCAAATAAATTTTCTTCATCATCTATTTGTTTTCTATTTTGAGTTAATTGTTTTGCTTTGTAATCTCCATAGCGACTTACCATAAACTCTTTAGTTCTTGTAGCTGATTCCAAATACTCATCATACCTATGTTGTAATTGTCCTTCAATAGATTTAATACTGTTTTTATAGGAAACAATTTGTTCATCAAAAATTTTTAAGATTTCTTTTTTGTCTTCTTCTGGATAGGTCATTAGTTTTGGAATTAATGTTATTTGTACTGGTAATTTTACTTTCCCTTTTTGTACTTTAGTTCTATGTTCTTGAAGTTTATTTAATACAAATTCATATTGAGCTTTTTGTTTTAACAATGCTGTATATCTGTTATTTACATCAACTAATTCTTGAAAGTATTGAGCTTCTCTCTGCATCAATGGTTGTGCTTGTTTTTTTTTCATTACTACATCTTTATTTTTTGTAGCATTTGCTCTTTTTCTTGTCATTTTTATACCTCTTTATTTTTCATTTTTAAATATTTTATTAATTTTTAGTGGTTCTTCATAGAATTCATTTCAAAAAAGGCACGTATACAAGTTTCCCACCACCACTCTTTATAGTTCTTTTTTGAATGTCTACATTTAGAAGTTCTATTCTTTCCTCTTCCACCACTCTTAATTCCTTTTCTTGAGCCATCTTTTTTGCCATGACCCGGTCTTGGCATCTTATAACTCCTCCTTTAATATTTTTGCCTGTTCTTTTGTTAATACCACCTTTCCACCATAATCATCTATTATGGTTACTCCGTCTTCTTTTTTATCTAATACAGGACAACATCTTCCTGGTTTCCCACACAATACAATTTTTGTCATTTTTATACCTCTTTATTTATAATATTTATTTATCATTTTATTAAATATTTTATTAGCTTCTTTAGTAGTTCTCCATAGAGCCCATTTCAAGAAAGGCAAATATGCGAGTTTTCCACCACCACTTTTTATAACTCTTGGGTTTTTTGCAGAACCAACTTTTATATATTTTGTTCCTTCCTCTAAATATTCAGGATAAGATTCTCCTTTTTTATTTTCAGCTCTGCACTCTAATATGAAACCTTCTGCTCCTTCTACTATAGTTTTAATACCTTTTATCAGAATTCCCCTTTTCCTTGGTGCTCTGTATTTAGCCCTTTTTTCTGCGTAATCTGCGAGTACTTTATTAAAGTCTCCATTTTCTAAAGCATTTATTAATTTATTATTTTTATTTATAAATTCAGTTAATCCTATTGTTTCAAATTTAATTTGTATCATTTTGTTCTCTTAGTATTTCTTCACCAAGCCTTCTTTCTTTTTCAGCTTGTTCTTTTTTCTTTTTAATCATAATCTTTGTTGCTGCATCAAGATTGTATTTTTGTAAATCTATTTCTTCCTTCTTTTTTTTCTCAGTGTTTTCGGGTTTTTCTTGTGGTTCTTGTTGTTGAGGTTCTTTCACTTCTATTTCTTTTTTTGGGTCTATTTCTATTTGACCTTCACTAAATATGCGTCTTGCTTCTTCCATATTAATAAATCCACCTGCTCCTCTTGCTCCATTGAAAGCCAAATCTGCTGCCTGAACTCTTTTGTATAAAATTTCAGCTTCAGATAATTCGTCAATATAGATAGGATTCCAAACTATTTCATAATTTTTCCAGCTTCTACCTTTACCTTTTAATATTAATTCATATAATCTATTTAAAAGTGGAGTATAAACAAGTTCTTGGTCATCTTTACAATCTTTTAAATAATCTCCTGTACCTATTTCTGCACCGGTAACTCTTCCTACTTGAATACCAGTAAGTATATGAGTAGGCATATAATAAGCTGCTGCTATAGATAATATTAGATAATCATAAAAAGGTTTTGGGTCAATAGCTTTAGGCTCCAATGCTTTAATATCACCATCTTTATGTATATATGCACTTGGATGTTCATTGACTGTTTGTTTCCATATTTTTAAATCCTCCTTTTGCATGTCTTCATCTTTAATATCTAATAATCCATGTGCAAACCAAGCTAATATTTCTCCAGTTGCAATATCTACATTAACACTTGATTTAATTATATTTCTTAAAAGATTAATTTTTGAATTTCCAAATGGCCCCCATATTTCATCACAAGTCATTTGAATAATTCTATCTGGATGAATCCAATATTCTATATCTTGATTTTGATAATGAAAATGTTTTACAAATTTTTTCTTAAATTCTGGTCTTTCTGGATGATAACCTATTTCTTTAATATATTGGCTGGGTATTAAACTAACTTTATATGGACTCTGATTTGGAGTTGGCTCATCATCTATTTTAGTTTTAGTATCATTTTCGTAAGTAATTAATAAATATCCATCTCCGGTTAAAAAAGAAGCTACTCTTAGACGTTCCCATATTCTTTTTAAATTATTACGTCTTACAAAATTGTCAATATAAAGTAAATCAATTGCAAAAGGTTTTTTAGTTTTATCTTTATGTTCTATTTTGTGCCAAGCACGTATAGAATCTTTAGCTTTTTTTCTTGCTCCTTTCATAAAAAGTGGGCATTGCTCTCCTGCTTTTATACATTCTTCAACAGTAAGTTTTTTAGAAAATAATTTATCTTTTTGTTCAGGATATCTATTATCACCCTCAATTATTTTTTCTTCTTTCTTACCTTTTTTAACATCTGCCTTTGTTGGAGCAATGTAATTTTTATAGACTTCTATAAGCCTGTCACCTATAGTTTTCATATTTTTCACCTAAAAATCCCACAAATCCCGTTTTACATAGCCAAGTAAATTATCTCTTCTAAAGCCTCGATAGTTAGTTAGCCCATATCTAAGAGCATCTGGAGCATGGTCATCTTGTTTTACCGGTGTTTCTGTAGGGTTTTTATTTAATTTATCTTTTTCATATCTATATGCTTGTAGTTCTCTTATTAAATTTGTACAATTAATATCTATATGAATTTTATTTTGTTTAAATAGTCCTCTTATTTTGGCAATCCCTGCTTCTACTTTTCTTTCTGATTTTTCAGCAGGAACTTGTAAATCTGAAGTTTGTAATATTAAATCTGGTTGAGAAGCATCAATATATACTTTTTTAAAACTATAAATTTTATGATATTCCTGTAATTTTTTTGCCACTTGAGGCGTAGTTGCACCCTTTCTATACCATTCCTTTACTACTATTACTTCTTTATCTTTTGTGATTCCAAGCACCAAGATACATGATGGATTTCTATTACCCCAATCAACTCCTGCAACGAAATACTTGACATCGTTAAAGTTGGCGTAAGTCCCTGTATGACGGTCTAAGGAAAAATTTTTATATATTTGTCCAGAGTAAGCTCCCCATTTTCCATTAAGAAATCTCCTTATCCAATCCTCATCTAAATTTTGTTCTAAGTCTTTAATATATTTTTTATATTGGGGGAGTAACACATTATCGTAAGTAGTTGTTTCTACAGTATAATGCTCTTCAGTCGCTTCTCTAAAGAAATATTTATAAATCCAATGTAACTGACTTCCAGGATTAGTTGTTAATAATATAAATGGGTTATTTATATGTCCGCCTGAGATACGATTCATTAATTGTTTAAATATAGTTTCATCTATTTCAATTGGTTCATCTAAAATTGCGAAATCTAATGTATATCCTCTAATTTTAGTTTCATCATCACAAGATTTAAAGTAAATTACTGAACCATTGTAAAATATAGCTTTCATATCACCTTTACTAAATTTCATTTTAGCAATTTGTAATGAGATATTATTTTTGTCAAGCAAATCTTGGTAAAATTTAAGTTCTTGTTGAAATACTTTAAATACAACATCTGTAAGTTGAGGTGTAGTTAAAGAGCCAATAAAGCCCTGACAATTAGGATTTTCTATACAAGTCCTAATAGCAATATGTGCAGCAAGAAGAGTTTTACCAGCACGAACTGCTCCAGAATATAGAACGTATCTATTTTTCTTTACAGCCCACATTGTTTCTAATTGTTGCGGTAAAAATTCTCTCGCTAATGATAATACTAAATTAGTAATCTTAACCCACCAAATCCCGGTCTATCATGACCACTCCTTTTTTATTTTTATATTATTCCACTTATAATTATGTTTTTAATAATATTTAAAGTTTTCTATAAAAAAATTTTTATAATGATTAAAAATAAAAAATTAAAATGAAAGGTTTTATATAGCATCAAAAATATAGTTATAAGTGGAGATATAATGACAGTCGCTCAAGATAATAGACGAAAAGCTGAATATGAAATTATTAAAAAGCTTGGAAAAGTGCCGTCTTGTAGAGAAATGCAAAAATTTTTAAAAGAGGAATATGGTATAATAGCTAACCATAATACTATTAATTCAGATTTAAAATTAAATCTTGAAGCATTAACAAAAGAAGAATATAATAATGAAAAATCAAATATTCTTAAAATGATTAATGATGAAATTGATATAGCACATAATATTGCTATAACAAACTCTGATAGTGAAGTAAAATTAAAAGCTATGAATACGGTATCAAAACTTTCTAAGACTAAATCTGAAATTTTAACAAAATTTAAAAAGGCTCAAGTCCAATTATCCAAAGAAGAAAAACCAAAAATTAACATTTTTATTGGAGAGCCTAAACAAATAAAAGAGGATAAATTTAAAAAAATAAATGGAGTAGTACAAGATGAAATTGATTAAATGGATAGCTTCTTTTTTTCCAGTATCAAAGAAAGAGTATGAAAAAGATATTAAAGCTCTTTATACTATTGTTAAAGCATTGACACAAGCAGAATCTCAACATGCTCAAATAGAAATGAATCTTCTAAAGAATATTGGATTATTGACTACCGATAAACTAAAGACTGAAAAACTTTCTACTGAATCTGAAGATATTTCTTATGCTTAGGTGATAAATTGAGACCAAATCCACATTTAATGAAAAAAGCTGAATTATTAAAGTATCTTACTGGCAGATGTAAACACCATCACACTTATGCAGAACATCCAGCATGTTGGTGGAAAGAACAAAAAAGAAAACCTCGTATTGGATATATAGATATTGAAACAAGTAATCTTGATGCTAATTATGGTATTATAATAACTTATTGTATTTTAGATGATGAAACTGAAGAAATAATCGAAAATGTAATAGACATTAATGACGTAAGAAAAGGAAACTTTGATAAAAATTTATGTAAACAGTTAATTAAAGACATGTTAAAATTTGATGTTTTAAAAGGTTACTGGTCTACAGGATTTGATATTCCTTACATTCGTTCAAGATGTCTTAGATGGAATTTAGATTTTCCTATTTATAAATCAATAGACCATAAAGATGTTTATTACATGGTAAAAAGATTATTGAAACTTAATAACAATTCACTTGAAACAGCAACAAAATTTTTAAAAATTCCTGGAAAGAATCATGTTCATGGAGACCAATGGATGGAAGCTTTACTATGTGATGATGAAAGACAAGAAAAAGCTATCAAATACATTTTAGACCATAATAGGAAAGATGTAAAAATATTGAGAGACCTTGATTACCAACTAAAAGATTATGATAGAGGTATGGTCAAATCAATTTAAAATTAAGGTTGAGATAAATGATAGAATTGCCAAATCAACTTAAAAGTAAAAAGATTAGATTTGTTAAAATAGATAGCGGAACTAAGAGACCAATAGAAGAAAGTTGGGCAGAAGATAACAATTATAGATATAATGAAAATGAATTTAAAATCTATCTTAAACAAGCCGAGAGTTATGGAATTGTTTGTGGCTATGGAAATCTTATTATAGTAGATATCGAAAATATTGAAGATAAAAGTGTAGCCAATTTGGTATTTACTAAATTTCCAAAGACATTTACAGTACAGACTGGAAATGGTGGTTGGCATCTTTACTATTTTTGTCCAGAGATTAAAAAAAGAATACGGTTGACCAAAAAAGGGAGGCACTATGGTGAAATTCAGGCAAAAGGAAATCAATGTATAGGTCCTGGTAGTATTCATCCATCTGGAAATAAATATACAATTCTTAATAATACTGAAATAGAGACAATTTCTAAAAAAAACCTTATAGAAATCCTTGACGGTTTTACCGAAGAAAAAGATATATCTAAATTTAAAATAAATACTATTGGTGGTATGAATTGGGATATATCAAAACTTATAAAGTATTGTCCTGGTCTTAAATCCAGAGATGATATAAAGTGGAGAGGTGCTCATCCTATACATGGAAGTGAAACTGGTCAAAATTTTGAAATAGATGTTGAAAAAAATACTTGGTATTGTTTCAGATGTGAGGTTGGAGGAGATGCTGTTTCATTAATAGCAATGCTAGAAGGTATTGTAAAAATAGATGATTATTGTCCTACAAAGGACCAAATAAAAAAAGAATTTAAGTCAATAAAAAAAATAGGTATAGAAAAATATGGTTATCCAGATAATAACTATGACTCTGGCGATAAACAAAGACCTACAGGTCCAGAATCCCCAAATGACTTTAAACTATTTATAAAAAAAGGCAAAAAAGAAAAATTAAATGTATTTGGAATATCAAATTATATAGATAGTAAAAAAACTTTTATTGCAATTGAAGATGCTACTGGAAGAGCTACTCATATTTATGCTTATGAAGATGGTTATTATAAATTAAATGGAGAAAGTATTTTAAGAGTATTAATTAAAGAATTATTTAAAACTGAAAATATTCCTTGGTCTACATATTATGAAAATGAAATAGTTAATTATATCAAAACAAGAAAAACTATTAAAAGAGATGAAATTCAAGAAAAACCACATTTAATAAATCTTAATAATGGTATTTATAATTTATTTACTAAACGTCTTGAAAAACATTCTCCAAAATATTATTTCTTATATAAAATTCCATGGAATTATAATTCTAAAGCAAAATTAACAAAAGAAATGATTAAATATTTTAATACTACATTTAATAAAAAAAAATATATTAATTTAACTCAAGAATTATTTGGTTATTGTCTTTATACTAAATATAATTATCATGGACTGTTTTATTTATATGGTACAGGTGGAAATGGTAAAACGGTTTGGCTTAGAATTCTTGAGAACTTACTTGGAACAAATAATATTGCAAATAAATCAATAAATTCTTTAATAAGTAATCGTTTCGTAACTGCCCAATTATATGGTAAACTGTTAAACTCTTGTGGTGAGTTATCTGGATATGTATTAGAAAATACCGATATGTTAAAAAGATTAACTGCCGGAGAAAGAATTGAGGCTGAGTTTAAAGGAAAGGATGGTTTTGATTTTAATAACTATGCAAAAATAATTACTGCTTGTAATTCAATTCCATCTTCAAATGATAAGACTGACGGTTGGTATGATAGACAATATATACTTCCATTTCTCAAAAAATTTAGGTATACTAAAGAACAGGATATTGATTTAATAGATAAATTAATAACTAAAAAATCAATGGAAGGATTATTAGTTTGGTCAATTGAAGGATTAAAAAGATTGTTAACTAAAAAAAGATTTACCTATTTACAAGATAAAAAAGAAAAATATTTAATGTATCAAGAAAATACAAAATACTTTGTTAGAACTAAATATGAAAGAGATAATAATTTAAATAATTATATTAAAGTTAATGATATAAGAAAAGAATATATAAAATGGTGTCATGCTAATGATATACCAGTTGATAGTAACGAGGCTCTGTCAAGAGCATTCAGATATTTTAGACTACCAAGTCCTCAATTAATTTCATTAAATAATAAAAAAGTATATGTAAGATATAGATTAAAAAAGGTGAACTAATGGGAAAATGCTCTAATTGTGGAAAAAAAATAGAATATAATAAGTTCAAGTGGTATCGAAGAAAGATACTATGTTATAATTGTTATAATACAAGACTTGAACGAAAAAAAGTAAAAAAAGAAGCTGCTGAACAGAAGGTAAAAGAAGATAAGAAGAAATTTGTAGAGAAACTAAAAAAAGACTTCGCAAATAATGAATATAACCCTTTTACTGAGAATCAAATTGAATGATTTGGAGACTAATATGACAGACAATTGGAAATGTGTTGAATGCGGAAAAGAAATTCAGCCGTTCGAAAAATACTATAAGCATAACAGGACAGGTGAAATTCTTCATAAAAAATGTTATGAAAAACTTATAAAAGAAGGAAAAATACAATGAGAGAAGTAACATTAATTTATGTTGAAGTTATAAATGAAACTGAACAAGTGCTTATATTTGCTACAGTATTTAATAAAGAACCTTATGGTGTTCCATTGACCCTAAATATAATCTTACCTGTAGAAGTTCAAGATATTCAGATAAGAAAGGCAATTATGGCACTTGAAAAAATGAGCTATAAGGATGCTAAAGAAGCTAAAATGTGCTAAGTGCAAAAGTCCAATGATTTGGTTTGAGGACACTTTGTTCTGTGTAAAATGCGATTGGATTATAATTAGAGAACTTGCTCAAGATAGAGAAGATAAAAAAAGAGAGTTTTACTAATGTCAATACTAAAGTCAATAGGAAATACTCCATTAGTAGAATTAAAACATATTTGGCAATCAAAGTCAGTCAAGATATTTGCTAAAGTTGAAGGAGTAAATCCCGGTGGAAGTATTAAAGATAGAGTTGCCTATCAAATGATAACTGACGCAATTAAAAACGGTGAACTTGTACCAAATATGCAGGTTACAGAAGCTACAAGTGGTAATACTGGAATAGGTCTTGCAATGGTTTGTGCTGCTTTAAAATATAGGTGTCTTTTAGTTATGCCTAAAAGTGTGTCAGAAGAAAGAGTAAAACTTTGTCAAGCATTTGGAGCCTCTATTGTCTTGGTTGATGGAAATACTGATGATGCTATAAAATATGTAGAAAAATTAAAATTTAATAAATATATTTATGTACCTAATCAATTTGACAATCCAAGTAACTGGAAAACACACTTTTTGCATACTGGCCCTGAAATAAGTAGACAACTTCATCAATACTTAAATACTACTAAACCACCAAATCCAAATGTACTTGTTGCATCTTGTGGAACTACTGGAACTATCCGTGGTTGCAAGACTTGGTTTGACTATAACTATAATGTAATTAAAGATTGCCATAAAGGAGAGCAAATAAAGACAAAAACTATAGCAGTGTTTCCTAGAAAAAATAGCAAAATACAAGGACTAAAAAACCTTAGATTTAGCAAGATTCCTAAAATATACGACAAATCTTTTATAAATCAACGAGATATAGCTGATGATGACAATTCTTTTTTAATGGCAAAGCGTTTAGCACAAAAAGAGGGTATTTTCTGTGGTATGTCTAGTGGTGCAGCAATGTGTTCAGCTATAAAAGAGGCTAAGAAAATGGACTATGGCTGGATTGTAGTAATATTACCTGACAATGGATATAGATATATCAGTGAAGGAATATTTTAATAAAACAATAAATGATTTAAATTTAAAGGCTAAAAATAGTCAGAAACGGCTTGTAGAAGCATAAACTATATCAAAGTAGGCTTGTCATATATCTCAACTTGTTATTTTGTCTTTACGGGCCATTTCTGACGATATATGGAAGAAATAATCAAAATAAGAAGATATATTATGATAAAAAATAATATTTTAGCTATTATTTTAATCTTGTTACTACTGAATATAGTCCTAACAGCTATATGTAGGAAGACACTATGTATAGGACTTGCACTATATATTTTATATATTGTACTATTAAAAAATAGGTGGGATAATGAGATGGCTAAATGATATTAAAATAAAAATAAATAAAAAGACAAAAGTAATGATAGACGTGCTCCAAGTAAAAGGAAGTCTATTATTCATGACACTAGTTTCAGTAAAAAATAGTCTTCATAGAGGGGGCTCTACATTAGTATTAATAGATTCATTAACAATAGAGGAAGAATAGAATGGTAACTTATATCTATAAATGTAATGCATGCAAACACACCTTCAAATCATCACTTTGTTGTAAGAAAAAGTGTCCAAAGTGCAAAGAGAAACAATTAATGGAGTGTGCTGTAATAAATGATTAGTAACTTTGATATAAAGATAGAGATAGGAATATTAGTAATACTGATATTGGTAATTTGGACAATGAGTCAAATATGACTGAGGTTGATATTATGAGAGTAGAATTATTATTTGAAAGATTCTTTGATGCTTTTTATGCTTATAAATTATATATTATAAATAAATTTAAAAATTACAAAAAATGAATTAAAGAATATAATAATTATAATTGTAGGAACCAAGGAGGCTATATAAATGATTCATTTCAAATTGTCAAAAATTTTGGATAATCTAAAACAAAAAGTATTTAAAGAAAAGATTAAATATTAAATTTATGATTATAATTGTAGAAGAGGGGTTGGAAAATGAAAAAAAGAAAACTTAAATTATTTTGGGTTACTCCAGAGTGCTTATTAAACTTTTTTCAGAATTGTATGAAAGATAAAAAGTTTAATGTAAAAGGGGTACCAAAAACTGCTGAATATGTGAATGTATTTTATGACCCGCTAAGAAACTGTTTTGGTATAATACTTCATCATAAAAGTTTCCCTGTGCTACAAGAAGCTGAACCGATACCTGAACTGAAAAATGTAGTAATTACAATTGTAGGAACCAAAGAGGCTAAATAATGGAGAAGAAAATAAAAACACATTACTCACATACAATATTTTTTAGAAATCCAGAACCTATTTCTGGTGTATATTTATTATTAAAAAAAGACTTAAAAACAATTCTATATGTAGGTCAATCTGATGATATAAAACGTAGAACAAGACAACATAGTCAAATACCGTGGTTTGCGTGTGAATATATTGAAGAACCAAATATTAAAAAAAGAATTGATTTAGAGCATGAATACATTTTTAAATATAAGCCACTCTACAATATTTTAGAAAAAAGAATAGCGATAGACTGGAAAAAATCTCATTATAATTGGAGCAATAGAGATGCAAGATGGAAAGCAGAAGCAAAGATTATTAGCCAGTATGGACTTCTCTCTTGCCGCAAGATTCAAAAACTTTTAGCATATATCTACGACTTTCATGTCAATCACAACACAATCAATTCTGACTTAAAATCTAAAAATTATACACTTTATTTAAATTAGCGTTAAAATTAAGATTAAACGTAAAATTATACAGTTTTAAGTAAGCAAATGGTCGAGAGTTTTCCTTTTTATGCGGGTTTTTTTATAAATCTGAAATATATTTTAATTATTCTATATTAATCATTTTAATTAAAAGTTATGAATAAAAATTTTATTATGAAAGCGTAAATATAAAAATATTATTATAAAAGGCCTTTTATTTTTTTACAAATATATTAATTACCAGGATAAATATAAAAATATTATTATCCAGGATGAATATAAAAATACTACTATTATTATAAAGGGCCTCATTTTTATTCTCCTGTAAATATAAAAATACTGCTATGAAAGACCTTTTATCTTTTTATATTTATAAAAATATTATTATGAAAGAATAAATATAAAAATATTATTATGAAAGTGTAAATATAAAAATATTATTATAGACGAGAGAGGATAGAAGAACCATTTTTTTAATTTATTAATTAATATATTAATATTAATATATTGTTATTTACATATTTAGCACTAAATATATATTAATAGATTATTATTTCATATGATATTATAATAATAATTATATATTATATGTCATATAAAAACTTTTAATTGAAAATTATTTTTATTTAAAATTAATATATAATTCTAATGATTGTAGTTTTTGACCTTTAAGTAATATATTAATCTTTTCCAAAAGAAAATATATATTATTGTGTATAAGGCACTAATATGGCTAAAACTATGTTGAGTTAATATTAAAAACTTAGTTTTATAGTTATTGCTTATATGAAGCCTTAAAAATTTTTATTGACGATTTAAATAATAATGATTTATATCACAATATTAATATTAAATAAAGAAATAATAATATTGGCATATATATTTTTGATTAAAAATAATAATGATATATAAAATTAATATAAAATTTCAAAAATATAAATTCAAATTAATTAACAAATTTTCAATATGACTAAAAGTCCAAATGTTATTTTAAACAGAAAATTATATAAAGGGTGGATTACATACATATTATCATAATAAGATTGTTTGAACCGCTCTGTAACCTGGATTACTAGAATCCCATGATGTTCAAATCCTTAAATATCAAATGCCAAAGTTTGAATTTACTAAAAATTCACAATATTAACTTTTATAACTTTAATTTCAATAATTCTAATTTCAATTTTTCAATTCTAGTTAACGAAAAATTTTTATTATCTAAAATATCCCACAATAAACCTTTTACGGATTTTAAGAGTCAAATCTTAAAATTTATTTAAATTAATATAGAGGTATATAAAATGCAAAAAGGAAATATTATTGGATTAATATTTAGTTTAATATATGGAGTTATATATCCAATTGGATTATTTATTTACTTTGGTATTATAACTCTTTAGGAATCCTGGGGGTCATTCCCCATTATTCTTTTAAGGAGATAAAAATATGGATATAAAAGATTTAAGTTTTGGAATGGCAATATTTTATTTTGGGAGACAAAAAGTATATCATAGATTTAAAGAATAATTTTGGGGGTCATTCCCCAATTTTATTTTAAGGTGATAAAAAATGGAAAAAATAGAATGGATTTTAGAAAAACACATAGTAACCCTACAAGATGCACGGCAAAAAGTTACGGAGGTCTGGTTATAAATGTTCACAATAATGAGCCAAAATATAATAACGTTAACAATCCAATATAACTATTTAAAAAACATACTAAACAGTGAATTTACAATTATGAGGTTTAATTAAATGTCACGATATAACAATGATAGAAAACAATATAATAATGATTTATTAAGATTAAAATGTCCTGAATCTACTCAAGGATTCGGAATATTTATCCAAATCTTAATTATAATTGGTGCATTAATTGTTTATGGTTGTTACAAGGGTTATAAATATTATAAAAAGAAAAAATAATAATCTTAGGGGTCATTCCCTAATTTTATTTTAGGTCATTTATGACCTTATATATTATGGAGGAAAAAATATGAAAAAACTATATAAATATGTATTTGATGTATGGGTTCACCCATTAAAAGGTGGAGATGACTATGAAACAGAAGTCAAAATTACTGCAACAAGTCTTAAAAGTGCCAAAATATACCTTGAAAAGTGGCTAGCAAAACGAAGTGCTGTCACGACTGATTACGAATTCAACATTAGAGAGGTGGCTTAAAAAATGAAAAAAGAATCAATTAGTTTACAAAAATTAAAAAATAGATATTTAAAGGCTGTTAAATTCAATTACGATATTTCAAGCGATGATATTAAATTAACTAAAGATGTAATAAACTTTATTAAAGAAAAACAACTAATAGGTTTAAAATATAACACTTATAATAAATGCTACTATATAACTAATAAAAAACTTAAACTTTGGAATGGCAATATTTTATTTTGGGAGACAAAAAGTATATCATAGATTTAAAGAATAATTTTGGGGGTCATTCCCCAATTTTATTTTAAGATAATAAATTATAAAAAAAATGTAAAAATATACTTATAAAAGAAATAGAAATATATAATTTAAAAATGCATAAAATAGCCTTTAAAAGCACAAACTGCTTTAAACTAGATATTATATATCTTAACTTGTTATTTTGCTTTTAAGAGTCGTTTTATGCAATTTATGGAGGTTTAAATATATAATCTATATATAATTTATTAAATAAATATAAATTTAAAGGAATTAAGCAAATAATAATAGTTGGAAATATATTAACAAAAAAACTGATAAATTAGCATATATAACAAAACTAACAGCCACTGGGTTAAAAACAATACTATAACAATAAAATAATAAGTCCGACAAAATGACAAATCGACAAAATGAACCGAAAAGTATTTAAAGCTTAAATACATACATATATATAAGGAGTTGGAAAATATGGAAAATAAAAACCAAAAATTTGAATCTCCTATCTATATAGGAAACGAATTAAATATTGATAAAATAATAGTAATATTGTTTAATTATGGGGTAATATAAATTGAAAATGAATAAAAATATAGATATAAAAGATTTAAGTTTTGCAATGGCAATATTTTATTTTGGAAAACAAAGAGCATATTATAGATTTAAAGAGTAAATATCAGATTGGTGAAATAAATGGATAATAAAGGAATTAAAAAAGGTAATACTAAAATACAATTACAATTAACAACTCATGAAACTTCTATATGTGCATGTTGCCCGACAAAAAAAATTATCTTTGTAGGTAAAAATTTGAATCCCGAATTTATGGAAAATCCAGAAAAAACAATTAGTGACATCTTAACACATGAATGCATACACCAAGTCTTATTTGATATGTTTAAAAATGATGGGGAACATGAAGCTTTTATTATATCTAAATTATTCGATAGTATAAGTCACTATTTTTATAATGAAAGAGAAATATTTGAATTTTTTAATTTAATCAATAAAAAAATCAACGGGAAAATAATAAAAAGTTATAAAAATGAAATTAAAACAATAGGGATAAAAAATTGGTTAACCAATAGTGGAATTGATACAAACATAGTTAATCAAGCTTTTATTATAATTAATCAGAGGTTAAAAAATGAAGGATAAAAGATTAACATATATTCAAATAAATTATATACATTTATATAAATCTAAGAAATAAGGAGTTGAAAAATATGAAAAATAAAAATCAAAAATTTGAAATAATAAATAAAAAATATAAAAAAATTCCCAACAAAATAGAAATAATTGTAGGGTTTCAGGAATGGTGAAAATATGGAAAATTTCAAAATAACGGGTCTTATAGACTCCAAAGTTGAGGCTGAAGAAATACAACAAATAGCAAAAGTACATTTAATAGGACAAAGAGCAAAAGACTTAGGGTTTCTAGTATGGGTTGAAGATTTATATAAGGAGGACAAATAGATGGGTAGAAGTGTAAGTAGACCACAACAGGCTATTATTTGGGTATATACTGAAATAGATTCAAACAACCCATATAGTTATACTGATTTAATAGAATCTATTATATCAAAATTTACAAATAAATTCCCTTCTTTAGAACCAAGTAAAAAGTGGTTGAATAATGAAGATAAAGTTTTACTTGAAAATCAATTGCTACAAGTGGGTATATCTGTGTATTTTAATATAGCATGTATTTGGGTAATCCCATTTAATGGGAAATATATAAATTTATCCTATAAATTCGTTGATACTATTACCCCAACCTTATATTCATTTGAAACATTAAGAAAAGAGGCAACTATGTCAAATGAGATGAGTATCTATACCGGGGTGATGTAATGAAATTAACTAAGCAACAAATAAACGACATTTTAGACCTCATTTGGGATTGGTCTGACTACGAAATAGAAGGAAATAAAATTTATGGATATGATATTACCCCTTCTTTAGATAAAAATATGTATAAGAAGATAGGTAAAGAACTCTCCAAAATCATAACTCCAAAGCCATGGTGGAAAAAATATTATAAGTAATTTTATACAGTAATGTAATTTGGTTTTACTGTCATAGACCCCCCCCTACTTAATATAAATTGTAGTATAGGTATAGGGGTATGGTCCTCTTACTTAATTACATTACTGTATTTCTATCGAGAAATAGGTAAAAAGAAAGGGGTAAAAATGCTTAAAAAAAGTTAAAAAATAAACAATTTTGGAGCTTAAAATTTCAATTTTACATTAAAATAGACTAAAAAAGAGGCAAAAAAATGCTTAAAAAGACTAAAAATAGACTAAAAAAGAGGCAAAAAAATGTTTAAAAAGACTAAAAATAGACTAAAAAAGAGGCAAAAAAGGTCTAATTTCATAAAAATTAATAGAAAGCTTTAAATAATGTGTGAGGTATATATAATAAAAGGAGGACAAAAATATGAAAAATAAACCTAAATTGATGCTAGTTGGCGACGATGGAAATGCGTTTGCCATACTTAGCAAAGCGGCAAAAGTCGCAAAAGCAAATGGCCTCAATTGGAATAAAATCCTAAAAGAGGCGACAAGTGGAGACTATGACCATTTACTTCAAACTATAATAAAATATTTTGAAGTAAGTTAAAACTTTATATAAAAAATAGGTGGAAAAATGATAGAAATAATAGAAATAAAAGAATGGAATTTTAAAGTTAGAGCAAAAAATAAACGCAAGTATTATGAAGTAATTAAGCGGCGAGATGGCGAAAGTTTATTTTGTAGCTGCCCCTCTTTTAAATACAATGAAGGCGAATGTAAGCATATTGAGGCTGTTAAAGTGATGACAAATGAAAGTTAATAATTATATAATAAAACCTAAAGCTGATTTACGAGGAGCTGATTTACAGGGAGCTGATTTACGAGAAGCTAATTTATGGGGAGCTGATTTACGAGAAGCCAATTTACAGGGAGCTGATTTACAAAAAGCTGATTTATGGGGAGCTGATTTACAAGAAGCTAATTTACGAGAAGTTAATTTACAGAGAGCTAATTTACGAGAAATTAATTTACGAAAAGCTAATTTACGAGAAGCTAATTTACAGGAAACTAATTTACGAAGAGCTGATTTACGAGAAGCTGATTTACAGGGAGCTGGTTTACAGGGAGCTAATTTACAAAAAGTCAATTTACGAGAAGCTAATTTACAAAGGGTCAATTTACAGAGAGTTGATTTATGGGAAGCTAATTTACAGGAAACTAATTTACGAAGAGCTGATTTACGAAAAGCTGATTTACAGGGAGCTGATTTACAGGAGGCTAATTTACAAAAAGTCAATTTACGAGAAGCTAATTTACAAAAAGTCAATTTACGAGAAGCTAATTTACAAAGGGTCAATTTACAGAGAGTTGATTTACAGGGAGCTGATTTACGAAGAGCTGATTTACAGGGAGCTGATTTACGAAAAGCTGATTTACGAAGAGCTGATTTACGAGAAGCTGATTTACGAGAAGCTGATTTACGAGAAGCTAATTTACCAAAAGCTGATTTTCGAAAAGCTGATTTACAAGGAACTGATTTAGATTTTTCAGTATTCCCTTTATGGTGTGGAAGTTTCAACATTATAGACAATGGGAGACTAGTTAAACAACTCTTGGGGCATATTGCAAGGATAAAATGTACTGATAAACAGATACAAAAATGGATAGATAAAATACCAAAAAAATATAAAAATGATATATGTAAACGACATGCTGTAAAAGAGGTGTAAAAATGACTAAAAAAATAATTCTCAAAAGAGAAGGTTTTGTAAAAGAATGTGAATTTGATAAAAGCATGTATTCTGATGACCATGATGTCCCTGCATTATGGATAACTGATGTAATTATTGCACTTGGTTATGGTTATGATGACTGGGGGCGTAAAGATGCAACTCATTTACGCTGGAAACTCAAACCAAATAAAAAATATAGGATAACAATAGAGGAGATTTAAATGAAAAAAATTAAAATTGAAAGAAAAAAACAAGAACAAAAACTTATTAATATAATAAAAGAGGTTTATAGATTAATTCCAAATGGCAAAAAAAGAAAACCAAAATGGCTTAGAAATCAACGACAAATTCAACGTGGTTTTGATATCGCAGATAAATGGAGATAAAAATATGAATGAAAAAATGAAACAGCAAATATTACATGATTTAAACGCAATTTTTGATAATATAGTATATGAATTATGTAGAAAAAACGAAATAGAAGTGCATTTAGCAGAAAATACATTTATTACCCAATATGATATGCCACATTTATTAACTTTGAGTACGTTATCTAATGATATACGAATTTTTATATTTGTAGTTAAATTAGGGCAACTCGGTATTAGAGTAAAAAGTTAATAAAAAATAGTAGATAAGGTAAGTAAAAAGGAACTAAAGATAAAATATAATATTTATAAATTAAATATGAGGTAAAAAAATGGAAATAAGTATTGAACACTATCCAAAAAAGTATCTTGAGATGATTTATAAAGCAGCAAGAAATTGTTATGGTGTCCGTGATGCTCTTGATACTAAAAAGCAGATGACTAAATTAGTTAAATTTTTAATTAAAAAAGGACATGGGTCTGTTTTAGAACATATTTGTGTATCTATCTATGTTAAAGATGTAAGTCGTTCATTTTTAGCACAATTAACAAGGCATAGACTTGTATCTTATTCAGTTAAATCACAGCATTTCGTTAATCATAAGAACTTCAAATATAAAGATTTGGAAATTTATGGAGATGCCTGGGAAGACAATGAAGAAAAATATGAAAGATTAATGAAACAAATAAATAAAATATTTATTAATTTTGTAAAAAATGGTATACCTCATTATATAGCTAGAGAGATACTTCCAAATGCTTGTCTTACAGATATATATATTACAACAAATATAAGAGAATGGAGACTTATTATAGGTTTAAGGATGACAAATAATAATACACCAGAGATAAGAGACTGGGCAAGAACATTATTACTAGAATTATATAATTTAATGCCTGAACTTTTTGAAGATTTATATAATCAAATAACAGAGGAGATAAAGAATGACAAACTATGAAATAATACCACATATAGGTTGTGGCGGGAACCTTACTTTTGAAAAAACACAAATAAAAGAAATAATTCTTAACAAATATGAGGTAAAGAAATTTGGGGCGCCTAAAAAAGTACGAAAACTTATAAAGAATCTTTATAGATGTAATAAATGCAACGACCTTGTAAATGTAATATCATGTCCAAGTTGGGAAAAGTTTGTTCTAATGGGTAAAATAAGGGTTAGCCATCAAATGTATAAAGCAATTAAAAAGAATAGAAAAAATGGAATATTGAGGTTATAAAATGACAAAAGGAGATAAAATATATTGTAAGACTTGCGGCAAAATCTCATTCGATGATTCGCCAAAGCCGATATTTGTACATAAAGATACTAAACCATGCAGCAAATCACGACAAGATAGTAGATTTAACCCTAATTGGAATTATAGATGTGCTCATTGCTATAGTTTTAAGACTATAAATGCAACTCAGTTTTTAGAACAACAAAAGGCAAAAGAAAACAATAAAACTAGAGGCAGAAAAAAGAATACTTATTTTCAGGATAAACAACTTGAAATTAAAATCCTTGAAAGTATTAAACATATAATATATAATAAATAATACGTGATTAATATGCAGAAAACTTTAAATAAGACTAAAAACATAGTTATAAGTGGAAATAAAAAAATTACTTGTTGGTATTGTAGACTTAATGGCAAAAATATTTTAGATAAATATGGTTGTTGTAAAAGGTGTGGTACAAACCTTAAGAAATATCCAAGCAGAGATAAACATTTATATCCAAATCTCAAAAATATAGATAGAGAAGTACTTGGTGATGTTGTACCAATAAATATTGCTGATATTAATAATAAACAAGAAGAATGGTAAATTTATGAAAAATAAGGAATTTGATAAAATAATTAATGAAGTTATTGAGACTATTAAAAAAACTCTTAAATCTAAAGGTAAAGAATATGTTATGGAAAATGATGACCGTTTTATCAATTTTAAGAGAGGAGCAAAAGTAAAAGGAACTACACCTGAAGACGTTTTACTTGGATATTGGCTAAAACATCTTATATCTATTTTTGATATTATTGATAAAATTACAATTGAAAATAAAAAATCTGGATTAATGTTTATTATAAATCCAAAAAATATAAATATTCCAGAAGAGATAGTTAATGAAAAAATTGGCGATGCAATTAATTATTTAATACTTTTAAAAGGATTATTAAAAGAGAGGTATTATTATGGTAAAAGTAAATAAAGGAGTTACACTTTCAATCGCACCTTATAAAACTATAACATTAATGGTAACAGAGTGCGATAATTTTGAAGAAGCAAATAAATTACTTATGGAAGAACTTGATAAGATGCCAGAAATAAAAGAACTAAATGTAGCAGAAATTAAGAAGGTGTTTAATGTCAAAAAAAATTAAAGTACAAGAAATTAAAAATATTAATAAAAATTTTAATAAAATAATACAAGACCTTGAAAATATTTCAACAAATCTTGAAACACAAATGCCATTAGTTGCAAAGAGTCTTTCTTTAACAGTAGAAATTATTAAAATTTATAAAGAGGCGTTTATTAGTGTCAGCAAAAAAACTAAATAAAGCAGTATTACTTATTGAAAGTCAGCCACCTCATCTTGGAGAATTAATGCAATTATTATCTAATTTTCATAAATATAATTTAATATATTTATGTATAACTGGCGCTCCAAAAGTAATGTCGCATGACCAAGTTCTACAAGTTTGGAATTTTATTTTAAAACCATATATAAAAAAAGTACAGCTTATGATTTTCACTCATAATATAATAGAACTTAGCAAAGATGAGTTACCTGAAATTCTTGATGATTGTACATATTTAACTTCAGATAGAGCGACATTTGTTCATTTATCAACATTAGGTTGTAACTCTGATATAATTCCAAGAGCACTTGGATATAATACTACATTTTTAAGAACGGCTTTTAGACAAAGTAAGGCTTTAGATTGGCTTGAAGCCAGATATATGAATTCTATAACAAATATAAAAAATGAGAGGTAATAAAATATGCCAACATTTATAACAAATGAAATTAAGGATGAGGAAATTCTCTTTGCCGCTTTTGGCGAAGTAAAAAAATCACAAGACCCTAAAAAATCATTCCTCATTAAAGAAGGAGAGAGTCTTACTGGAGTTGTTACTGCTATTAATGATTCCAGTGTGTATAAAAAAATTTATCGGCTTAAGGTTGAGGGTCAAGAGAAAACTATTCTTATTCTTGGCACTACTGACCTTAATAATAAAATGGGATATGGAGAAAAAAAAGTATCACAAGTCGCAAAAATTAACGACTTAATACAGATAACTTTTCTTGGTAAAAAGAAAACCGGGAAAGGTCGCTCATATTATCAATTTGAAGTAGGTATTGCTAAATAGTAATGCTTTTTTTCCATAGTAAATAATATAAAGTTCTAAGTGGGTATAATTCCCACTGCATTATTTTATAAAGAGGTATAGTATGTATATAATAGATTATGAAAATAAGTTACTCGATAACTTGAAAAAAGCGAGAACAGTTGCTGTAGATACTGAAACGGTATCTTTGACCGACAAAACTATGGTAGGTTTTAGTTTTGCTTTTGATAAAAACGTTTTTTATATTCCTGTAAAAGATAATTTTTTAAAAAATATGACAAGAAATAAAGCACTTAACCTTTTAAACTGGATTATGTTTGAGTGCAGTAATGTAATTTTTCATAATTCTTCTTTTGATATTCCTGTATTAAAACAATATGGAGTAGAATTTCCAGAAGACTTTTGTTGTGAAGACACAGTAATCATAGCAAATCTTGTAAACGAAAACATGATGCATGGTCTTAAAAAATTAACTAAACAATATTTTAATTATAATATGACTGAACTCAAAGAGTTACTTGGTTCTGGTAAGAAAAGAATTGACTTTGCAGACCTTGAGTCAGAAGATAAAGTAAAATATGCTTGTGATGATGCTAAATATACTTTAAAACTTTATAATCTTCTTTGTAGCGAGCTACATAAAGATTTTCCAAGTCACAAAGTTTATATTGAAATGGAAAGACCATTGTTGCAAGTAGTAGCTGATATGCACATCAATGGAATTACTATCGATGTAGATGAAGTATTTAAAATAAGTAAACTTTGTTCTGATAAAGTAAATAGTGCAAATTCAAGATTAAAAATATTAATGGGTGATATTAATTTTAATAGTTCAAAACAATTAAAAGAATATTTTATTGAAAAACAAAATATGCCTATTATTAAAAAGTCTGAAAAGACTGGAGCTCCTTCAGTTGACAAAGAAGTATTAGAAAAGTATGCCGTAATAAATGGAGCTGCTAAATTATTATTAGAATATAGAAAATATAATAAAATTCTTACAACATTTATTCCAGCTCTCACCCCTACAAATTGGGAAATTTGTGAAAAAACGGGAAAACGTAAGGGTAAGATTTTTGCTGCTTTTAATCAAGCAGGAACAGTAAGTGGAAGATTTTCCAGTAGTAGGCCTAATATGCAAAATATTCCACGAGACGACAAAGACCTTGAAATAAGAAAAGTGATTATACCTGAAGATGGACATATTTTAATTGGTGCTGACTATTCGCAAATTGAACTTAGAGTATTGGCACATTTCAGTCAAGACTTAAATCTTGTCGATGCTTATATAAATAATAAAGACATTCATCAACAAACAGCTAATGCTCTTGGAATAGAGAGACAGAAAGCAAAAACTATTAATTTTGGTCTCGTATATGGTATGAGAAATAAAACACTTGCAAAACAAATTAAAGTTTCAGAAGAAGATGCTCAAAGATATATTGATAAATATTTTGAAACATATCCAGGAATTAAGCAATTTTGGGAAGATGCTGAGAAACAATTTAGAAATCTTGGATATGTACAAACGCTTTCAGGACGCAAACGGAGATGTTCTAAGCACTTTTATCATAAAGACGACTATGAGCAAGGAGCTGAGATACGAAGTGCTATAAATAGTATTATACAAGGCTCATCAGCTGATATTATAAAATATGCTATGATTAAAATGCACAAAAAACTAAAATCATTTGGAGCTAAGATGATTTTGACTGTTCACGATGAAGTATTAGTATCATGTCCAATTAAGTATTCCAAATCTTGTTATGATATAATAAAGTCATCAATGCTGAAGGCTGGAAAAGACTTAAAAGTTCCAATCGAAATTGATATAAAATTTGGTAGAACTTGGGCTGAGGCTCATGGTAATCAAGATAAAAAAGTTAAAAAAGAATTAGAGGAAATAGTATGCAGTTAAATTTACTAATAGATTTACTCTTTACTATTGGTATTACAAGTTTTTTGTGGTCTTGTGTTAGACAGTTACAAAAGATACTCAGGATAAAACAGACAGATGGGATTTCTCTCACACATTATTACATTAAAACAATTGCAATCTTATGTATGATGATTGGGTATATGCTTTCTAATCTTTTTATATCATTAGGAGTAAGTGCTATTGAACTCAGTATTACGCTTATCTCAATTGAAAGAATATGTAAGTATAGGTGGGGAGGCTTTAAATGGAGAAAATTGTTGAAATGAAAACATTTTACTTAGCCCATAATTTTTATGATAGAAAAAGATTCAGAAAATGGGAGTTAAGGATTGAGGCCAAATATAATATTAATTTTGATAATCCATTTTATGATAATGATAGAAATGATATTCGAATTTTAGACAAACTTAAAGATAGAAGTAAAGAGCAAAAAGAATACTTTAAGAAACGAAATACTACTGAAATAGTTGAGGACGATTTAGATATGATTCGTAAAAGTGATGGGATTATTACAGTATTAGATTCTCCGAGTTTTGGAACGTCTATGGAAATCTTTTTTGCTGCAAGAATACTTAGAATTCCTGTGTATGTTATTACTAAAAGATTTTCTTATCACCCATGGATTCGAAAATTTGCTACAAGAATATTCAGTACTAGGACAGAATTTGAATTATTTATCAAAAAAGAATTTGGATTGAGACATGGATTATGAAACGAGATGTAATTATTTGGTCTGAAAGTGGCGAATTATATAAAGCTGTTTATTCAAGATACTTTGAAATAATTACAGTTAGAAAAATAGCAGGGAATGAGTTAGTGATTAAAAAAATAAATGTGTCTCCAATGGAATGGAATATATTTAAATTAAGGATATTGAAATGAAAAAAACCTGTGCAAGATGTGGGAAAGTCATTAGTGTCATAGAATACATATATAACAACAAAGATTATAAGATTCTTGGCGTTAAATGGCTTTTACATTTTTGTGATAAGTGTTATTGTATTATAAAGGAGAATTAAAATGCCATATTTAAAAGATAAATTATTAAGAACATTTTTAGACATGATGTTAAATACCGGTGCTGATAAACTTATAATACCTGGAGCTTTAAATTATTTTATATTCAGATTAGCAAAATTGTCTTGTTATAACTATAAACAATACAGAAATTTTATAGGTGAGCTTGAAATGGTAAAGCAAGAAATCTATAGAAGACAGTGTATACCTTATGAAAACCAAAAGATAAAAGAGAATGGAGACGTTGAATAAATGAACTGCCCTAAATGTGGTAAATTTATGAGTATATGAGGATTAAAATGGTAAAACATAAATGGATAGAAGTATCATTAAAAGCATTTGCTAAAGTAATGAAGAAGCATAAGATACCATTTTGGTTAGAATATGGTACGCAGCTTGGGGCAGTTAGAGAAGGTAGAATTATCCCTCATGATAATGATGGAGATATAGGTGTCATGCTCAGTTCTGTTGAGAAAATGAAAGGTTTAAAAGATGATTTTGAAGTTGAAAGAATAATGATGGCGTATCAACCAAACCATATTTTTATTAATTATAAAATTAATGATAGGGAATGGTTGGCAACTGTAGATGTTTATACTTTTACTGTGAAAGAACATAAAGGAAAAAAGTGGCTGGTAAGAATTGAGAACGGAAAAGAATTTGATGTGAGGTCTCCATTTAAATATTATGAAAAATTAAAAACAATATATTTTTTAGGTGAGATATTTTTTATTCCTTGGATGGCTATAGAAGCTCTTGAATTTGTATATGGGGAAGAATGGAAAACTGCTATTAAAAAACCAAGTATTCAGATAATGTTTGGTAAGCCAACTGATAAGCAGCTTAATCAAATGGGTAGAACACATCATAAAAAATTGGAGGACCTATGATAAGAGGAATTATATTTGGATGCTGGGATTTATTTCATGTCGGACATCTTAAAGCACTCCTTGCAGCAAGTAAGCAATGTGATGTTTTATTTATTGGAATTTTTTCAGATAGAGTAATAAAAGATTATAAAGGGCATTTTCCTGTTATGAATTATTTGGATAGATATTCAATTATTG